TGAGTTGGGTCGAAACGCTTCGCTTTAGATGCGTAACTCGTTCGCACAAAAGCACCTATGATGGAGTGGTTCGCCCCGCATCGGGAATAATTTCCTTCACCGCCGTAGACGGTTGGAACTCAGTCGTCAAATCCATGCTCACAGGAGCCCGCACGGTCAAGTCGGCCAAAGCGGACCTCTTAGGAGGTGAGGAAGTCCCGCTTGTTCAGCAACCCCTACGCAAAGCCTCGAGCGTTGTGTACTTTCACACCTCGGCCAACCCATTTGGCGGATGGTCGGCGATGAAGAGCCAACTCGATGGTGAGAAAAGGGACGTCATTTTATGTCGGGCTTATGGAGTCCCGACGAAGCAAAGTCGAACAGTTTTCCCATCCTTCGGTGACAAGAATATCATAAAAAAGGATGACCTCCCCGACCTCTCAGAGGCCAATTGGGTAATGTCGATCGACCCTGCGGGAGCAAAGCCTTGGTCGATGGTTCTTTTGGCCATCGATCCTCACGGAGTTGCATGGGCGGTTAAAGAGTTCCCCGATTTCGACACATGGGGTGGGTGGATTGACCTAACCAAAGAGAAAGTTTCGGGAGGCGAAGCGGCCCAACCGAATGGCTACGGCCTGCGGGATTATGCTGAGGAAATCCATCGAATGGAATCGATCTGCAATGATGATGTCATTCGGATAATCGATCCTCGTCTTGGAGCGGCTAGCTATCAAAAGGCCGAAGGATCGAGTAACATCATAGATGACCTAGCGGTTGAGGACATTATTGTTCAGCCGGCCGAAGCGTTGGACATCGAGACGGGTCTTCAGGCAATAAACAACTTATTGGCATGGGATCGGACCAAACCGATGGACTTTGACAATCGGCCAAGCCTGATGATCTCGGACGAGTGTCAGAATTTGATCGCAAGTATCCAGGCTTATGAAGTGGGTGACCTAAAACACCCCGCCAAGGACTTTGTCGATTGCGTCCGAATGTTTGCAGTCGGGAACTTCGAGTATTTCAGCGAGGCGGATATGCAAGCAACAGGTGGAGGAGGATATTGATATGGGAGTGAGTAAGAAATGGACTAAATTGGATCGGGACCAAGTTGTTTTGCTCCGAAAAGGCGGGATGAGCTGGCCAAAGATAAGCAAGCAAACGGGCATCCCTCGATCGACTTGCATCGGTATATATAAAGAGGATGCGATCATCGTGGATGAGGTGACCAAGGTTGAGCCTCCAAAGGAGCAAATCGAGGAGGCATTCGTCCTAAAGCACGTCCCGAATCCCCGACTTATGTTAATCGGATTCAAGGGACGTGAGGGTTATGCGAGATGCGTCAAGCGGCCCGAGGACAACCGTCCCGTCAAGAGCGTCCTGCTCGTCAAACGTGTCGAGGATGACTTGTACAGACTCATATGAATCTAGGGATCAATTCGAGTCCCGCATCGACAGTCTCCTGCGGGAGATGGTCGTTGAGGAGGCTCTTGGGGCGATTCAGGACGAGCGCGACCCGAGGAGCTTCACGCTCCATGAGATTGCTGGCTTTTTGGGGATCGGATTTGAAACGGTCAGGCGGATCGAAAGCGAAGCCCTGAGTAAATTTAAAAATGTGATGGTAAATTTGGAGGAGTAATTATGGAAGAAGAAGGAAATGGGTTAAGCGTTCAGGAATTTAGCGAGAAATCGCCCGACGTTGATGATTTAAAGCGGGATTTTGACGATGCGAAGGCGAACCTTTCGTTTTGGATGGATAAGGCGGAGGATGGACGGGAATGTCGATTCAACGAATGGGCGGGCAAGAATGATACGGGCAAAAAGCTCGGCCCCGAGGCATTTCCTTGGGATGGCAGTTCCGATCTCAGTCCTCAGCTCATAAATCCACTGATCGAGGGTGATGTTGCCCTGCTTGGCCAATCGCTTACTCAAGCTAACCTTGTGGCGGCTCCCGTTGAATCGGGTGACGTTGCTTCGGCCAAGCTTGTAAGCGAGTTTCTTCGCTGGCGGATGGGATCGATGGAAGAACTTCAGCGAGAAGCCGCCATCGGTGCGAATTATCTTTTACAAAATGGACTGACTTTCTTCGGCACTAGTTGGAAGAGGGAAACCACTCGGACTTTTCAATCGGTCAACTTAGAGGAGATCGCTCAACAGTCCCCCGAGTTGGCAATGGCGATCCAAGATCCCGAGATGAAGGATGGAGTGGCCGAAATGTTTAAACAAGCCTACCCAAAGCTAAAGAAGGGTCGGATCAATCGAGTAATTAAAGAACTTCGAGAGGAGGGAGTGAGCGAAATTCCGACCGAAAAAGTGGTCGAAAATAGACCGTGCGTAAAAGCGTACGAATTGGGCAGAGAGATCATCGTGGATAGCAATGTGATCGACTTAGAATCGGCTCGGGCAATTTACTGCATTCATTATTTTAGCCCCGAGGCGTTGAAGCAAAAAGTCAATGATGGATGGGACTCCGATTGGATTGACGAATTACTTGAAAATTCAAAAGGGACTTATGCCGACGAGAGCTACTCAAGCAACATGATGACATATGGCTCCGCCTCGGGCTATGGTGATGAACATTATGACGGCATGGTTCGAGTAATTGTTGCTTATCGCAAAGAGATCGACCCAACCGACGAGGTTCCTGTTGTCACACAAACTGTATTTGCCGACGAGGTGGAAGGTGCGGCCTACCACAAGCCGATTCAATATGATGAAGGGCGTTATCCGTTCGTTTGTATTACACGGGAAAGCTTGAACCATCGCCTGCTCGACTCAAGGGGCTATCCCGAACTTTTAAAGGACTACCAATCGGCTGTTAAGGCCGAGATGGACTCACGGCGCGACCGCGCCTCGATGAGTACGATGCCACCTGTCGAATATACTGCCGGTCGGAAGCCCGAGCGGATTGGTCCAGGTGCTCAGATACCCGTGAGGCGACGGGGAGAGTCGGGTTTCTTCGAGATCCCCCGATATAGCCCCGCCTCGATGGAGGTGGAAATGCAACTCAGGCAATTAGCCAGCCGAATCACAGGCCGAGCAACTTCCGATTTGGATGCAGTCGAGGCAAACACCGTTCGACAAAACTTGGTTAATCGCTGGCTGATGGGATGGAAGCAAATCCTCAAGCGTGTATGGTGCCTAGACAGGGCTTATGCGGGCCCTAGCGTATGGTTTCGGGTTACTAATAATGAACAGGGTGCGACTCTGATCATGGACGAGACAAGCGAGCTTTATGATTTTAATATCAGTTGGAACTCGATGAATGCGGACGAGTCGAAGGTGATTGAGAAACTCGACACCGTGGGCAAGTTGATGGCTCAGTATGACCGAAGCGGACAGGCTCGCTATGACATTTACCTTCGCAAGGTAATCGAAGCAATCGATCCGAACTTGGCCAATCAATTGATTGCCCCTGCTCAAGAAGCAACGGACAAAGAAGTTAAAGAAACCTCTGCCGACATTGCAAAGATTGCATCGGGACAGGTAGTGAATGCCCCGCAAAATTCCAATTCTCAACTTCGTCTCAGCGTCCTTCAGCAATACGTCCAAGGTACGGAAGAGATCCCCGCACAGGACGTTCAAGAAAGGCTTCAACAGGACGAAGGATTCGCCGCTCGGATCAACCAATACGTTCAGGCTCTCGAGTTTCAGCAACAGCAACAACGCAATGCCCTGACGGGCCAATTGGGCGTAGCCCCTGGCAACGTGCCTGGCTCGAGCATGGCGGCGTAAAGGAGAAATACAATATGCACGGAAAAGGAAAATGTGGAATGAAAATGCCTAAGAAAAAAGCACCTAAGAAACGCAAAGTAGTACGCAAAGTAAAAAAGGGTAAGGGCTATTAAAGGAGTCAAGCATTACACTCGGGACGGGAAGGCTTGGAGCCGAGGAATGCACAAGATGAAGAATGGCGTTCTGCATTCGGGCAAGACTCATACTGCTTCGAGCAAAAAACTTTTCCATTTTGGCCAACTTTCCGACAAGGCGAAAAAGATGGCTCGGACACAACGAGGTAAATAATGCCAGCAGGAAAGCCAAGAAAAGTAAATAGCCCCCGTCGAATCCGTGCGGGTGAGCCTGGCCACGGGAAGAAGAAGTTCGTCGTCTTGGCCTCGGAGGGCGGGAAGACGAAAACGATTCGATTCGGCGATGCGAACATGAAGATCCGCAAGTCCAACCCGAATGCCCGAAAGTCTTTTCGGGCGAGGCACAAATGCGATCAGAAAAAATCAAAACTCACGGCAGGCTATTGGTCCTGCAAGAAATGGTAAAATGCCAAAAGACGCCTGCTATAAAAAAGTAAAAGCTCGAGTAAAGGTTTTCCCTTCTGCTCGAGCTTCGCAACAAATTGCCAAATGTCGAAAGTCCAAGGGTCAGGTTCGCAAGACCAAGGCGGGCTCCTCGTTAAAGCGATGGGGCTCAGAAAAATGGCAAGACACTCGGACGGGCAAGCCGTGCGGGCAGGGCAAGTCGAATGAATATTGCCGGCCGACCAAACGAGTCTCGAGCAAGACTCCCAAGACAAAATCGGAGATGAGCAAGAGCCAATTGAAAAGAAAGAAGGCCGAGAAAAGTAAGGTCGGCATGGGCCGCCGAGTAACCCCTGTGAAAAGAAAAAAATGACTTTAAGCGATGCAATACTAAGCCTAAAAGGCCGAGATGATTTTGAAGTAGTCCGAAAATTTATAGAAGACCAAAAGGACTTTTGTTTGTCGGACTTTCAAGATCCCGAGTTGATCGACAACCCAAGCAAGCTTGCTCGATTGGCGGGCGAGATCGGTGGATTGGTCCGCATCGTTGAAGCCCTAAAAGATCCCGATGAATCCGACACCCCATGAACAGTTTAAACGAGCCCACAGGGCTTTGCTGAATCGATGGATCGAGGAGTCTGACATCGAGGATGTTGAGTTGGCCAAGATTGCAGTCAACGATTTAAACGAATGGCTCGATGAGGAAAGCGTTGAGTTCGAGGCGGATTTTGAAGTTGATGAATGAAAATCCAAAACTATCAACTCGGGGCACTGTACGAGGCCGAGTTCGAGGCTGAAAGCCTGCGAAGAAAATTCATCCCCAATCGCCCCACTTATCCCGTTAGTTGGGATTTTTTAGTGGACTGCCCTAAAGGGCTTCTGAAAGTCCAGGTCAAGGGGACTTCGTCTATGGGAACCGACAAAAGCTATAAAATCATGGCAAGCACAGGCTCCCGAGTAAAAAAGCCAATCGGTGACGAGGTTGATGTTTTAGCCTGCTGGATCGATCCCGTCAGATGTTGGTACATCATCCCGACGAGCATAAAGCCGACAGTCACGATTCGCCTGTTCGCATCGACCAATCGATCATCCTCGAAATACGAAAAGTATCGGGAAAATTGGTCCCCGTTTTACGCCCACGGGTAATTTTCCCGACCTCTTGCGAAAATTGGAATTGGCGGACCATCAGGCCCGCAGAAATCCAAGAGAGTGCGAACTCTTCAAACGCAGGAAAATATGGCAGAGACAGAATCGACCGAGGCTTCGGGTACAACGGAAGCAGAAACAGAAACGCAGGGACCAATCACCAATCTTGAGCAATTGACGGCATCGTTCGTCGAGAAGGTCGAGGAAAGTGAGGAAGCCCAACAGGAAGCCGAAGCTTCGACCGAGTCCGAGACTCAGTCAGCAGATGCGGAATCCGACAAGACAGACGTTCTTTTACAGTCAACCGAAGAGGAATCGGAAGAGGAATCGGAGGAAGTAGTTGAGGAGGAGGAGGAAGAAGCTGAAGAAGCCGAAGCCGAGCCACCCAAAGCAGTAGGCAAGTTGCTCAAGCAAGTTAATAAACTAACTGCTCGAGCGAAATCCGCAGAGGAAAATGCCAACGCTCTGAAGGCCGAGATTGACGCTCTAAAAGCCAATCCACAATCCGCTACTGAACCGCAAAAGCCGGCACTTGAGGATGTAAATACCTTTGAAGGTTTGGAGTCCTTAAGAAAGGAAGCTTTAGCGGCCAAGAGGTGGAGCCTACAACATATCGGGAAAGACTTCGTAGAATCGGGGGGGAAAGAATATTCGGATGAGGACATTCGAGGAATACTGACTCAAGCCGAAGACTATCTAACCGAGAAGATCCCCGAAAGGGCTCAACATCTTCAGTCCCAAGCCCAATGGGCTAAGGACACTTCAGCAACTCATCCGTGGATCGAATCGAGCGAAGGCTTTGAGGATCGAAAAGAAATTTTCGAGCAAATC